CGGCGGTTAAATTCAGGTGCTACGATAAAGCGGTTACTGAATTCTTCCGGCTCAAGTACCCGGCAGTGGAAAGCGGTTCCTAAATCGAGCGTTTTTGTCTTTGTGGTGTCCACGGGGGCATTTTTACGCCACAAATACAGTGCCGGAGTATCAGCAATGTCATCGAGCTGAGACTTACTGACACCGGGACCCGCGTGGTAATTCTCATTCGAAATTCCGTAATAAATACCTGGCTCTATGTCTTCTACGATTACGGGATCTGCGACTTCGCCAGTTTCATCACTGCAATCGCGATGCGGATCGCTGCCAGCATTCTCATTGTGCGGATGTTCAGCGCCTTCCATTTCCTCCGGATCATTTTCCTTAGCTTCAACCTGACTCTCTTCATCGAATGTTTCCTGGTATGTTGCGTCGCCCATCACCGCACCACAGTCAGGGCAGTTATCCCCGCCAGTCTGGCCGCAGGCATTGCAGGCTATTTCCGGTTCCTGTTGCACTACTGGCTCAGGTTGATTCATATCCGGGCTGGTTTTTTCCGTTTCTGGCTGGTTCTGGTACACACAATCGCGAGTCTGGATCCCCTTTACCCATTTCGGATCGTTCGGGTCGCTAATTCCGTCAACAAATTCACCACGTGATGCAGCAAGCAATTTATCGGCATCGACAGGATTTTTTGATGGAATGTTTTTCCGGGCTTCATGGAGTTCTGCCCGCAGTTCCTGATATTTCGCATCAACAGAATTTACCTGTGACTGAGCATCCAGCGGCTGCGTGTCCTGATGATGTTCAGTTGCGTCCGGTTCCATTGTTTCAGCCTCTCCCTGTTCAACTGCCGTTGTTCCAGATGGTTGCGGTTTTTCTTCATCATCCTGTTTTCCTTCTTCTGTTACTCGCTGCGGCATCGGGGCAGAGGAGCGACCGCAGGCAATATCCACGATTTCCGGATCAGGGTTGGCATGATCGGTTTCAGTCAGTACTTTGTTCAGATATTCAGTGACGTGCGCGGGGATGACCTCGATCCCAATTGGTGCTTCTTTTACGGACGCAACCACGATGGCGCGGGAATAATCCAGCCCGCCAGGCATGGTGATGAATTTGTCGCGGAAAACAGAAAAGGGCGGTTTATTTTCAGCGATAATTTCCTCAATGCGTTTAGCGTGTGCCGGATGAAGGTTATAGATGTCCAGATCCATTGAACGGGCCAGTACGCCAGTGGCTACGTCGCGCGCCAGTGACGTCAGATCGTGTACGAAACCTTCGCCGCGATCGGTGAGGTTTCCGCCGCCAGCATTAGCACCGGAAGCCGTGCGAGTGATGTGTGAAACACGATTACCCTTCATCCACTCTTTTGTCAGCAGTCCTCGATCGGTGTAGTCAGCGTTCAGGTATGCTTCGAAAAAAGCAGTTATCAGTCCCAGGTTTGAATTACCAGGATTAGGGAAAACTTTGTCAGTGTCACGAACCAGTTTGTGGAGTTCGCGAATTTCCAGCGGGTCGAGCAGGCTGGTTTTGTGGGAAACAGCCAGGGCAGTAACAGCCGGTAGTTCTTCAGCCCGAGCAATGTGTAATGCCTGGAGTCCGTCGCGTGAAACGTGCGTTACCGGTTTTTCGCTGCCGTGTTGAGCAAGCCAACGAATGGGCAGTTCCTGGCCAGAAATTGGGAGTAGCATATTCTCCTCAATCTCAGTCATGTCTTCGCCGTTGACGTTGGTATTGCCTTGATAGTGAGCGTTGTCTGGTGCTGCTCCCGGTTTTAGTTCCCATGTCATGGAGTCTTTGCTGAGTTGATAGCGTTCACTCCAGGTAAAATCGATCTCACCTTCAGCGGGCAGGTCATTAACGACAGGAAAATTCGTGGCAACAGCTTTAAAATAGCTGCTCAGTTTTTTACCTGACTTAACGATCAGGTAGTCCAGAGTGGCACAGGTCGATTCAAAATCGTTGCTTGCCCACAGGACGACGTCAGGTTCACCGGATGATTTTTTCGCTTTCCGTAACAGGAAGAGTGGTTTTGTGCTCATTGTTTTTTAACCTCAACTCAGATTAAAATTCGTTTTGTTCAGTGAATGATCTTGCCGGATACACACTGTTCATAGCCTGCGCCATACGCAGGCTATTTCTTTCAGATTTCACCTTTTAATTTCATTGCAATTAGAGTTGCCAGAAATTCGGCTTTTTTTTCTGTGGGCAGATTCTTTCCGATATGCACCAGGCACATTTTTTTGACACCTTCATCAAGTGTTTTTACGTTGCCTGATGGACCATCGATATCAACCACAGTGAATGGGGTTTCTTTATTTTCTGTTTTAATTACGTAGCCAATGCGCTTTCCTTCCAGATTCACCTCGTGAACAATGTCATCGGTAGTTACAACAGTGGCTTCATAATTGGTAATCATGTTTTTCTCCTTAATTAAGGTTGAGCGAATACCTGCCATTTCTGGCATAAATTCAGTTTCGAATAGTCAATTAATTAAAGTTCATGTGCCATCTGGTCTTTTTCGGCACAAGCTTCACTGCAATATTTTCTCGGTTCGTCTTTTGATAAAATCCCGTGCATGAAGTGAAGCATTCTTTCAATAGCTTTGCTTTCTTCAACGTCTTTTTTGCAAAGGTGGTAAGCACATTTTATTTTCTTAGTCATCACCATGACTCCGCCTTTACAGGTAAACCATCACGACCGAGGAAGACTTTAATCATGCGGTCAGTAATGCATGTTTTTGTGGTCAGGTTACGAATATATAGTTTTCGCTTTTTAATATTGTTTGCCGAGGCAATATATGTCCGGCCTTCATGAAGAACATAATCGCCAGGAGTCACACACTGACGTGGTATTTCATCAGTTCCGAAGTGATGTGCAATCATAATTATCTCCATTTTTACAAATGAACTTTGTTGATGCGGTGCCTGGTGCCTCCAGGTGACTGCAACCAGTTAACAATTACAGTCGGCTTTCCCACCCAAACCAATAAGGACTAACATGACTTTTAACTGTGCCACGTGCGCTTAGCCGCATTCACCGCATCACAAAATTCACTTTAAAAAGGGCGGACATCAGCCGAACTTCAAGAAAAAAACTGATGCCGCCAGGACTACACACAGCAATGTCGTTATTTACAACCGGAGGCGCACTCCCACCATTTAAATTTAACAGACAAGACCGACTCTTTATGGATATCGGAAATGCGCCTTCGTGTTGTGCCCGGTTTTATTTCACCACCTCCGGGCTTCGGTGGTCTCGGCTATACCCCTACAGCGAGAGCTTGTGTTAACATTTCAATACCCTTACAGTTGAGAGTTATTGATATGTTGGATGTATTTACTCCATTGTTGAAACTTTTTGCTAACGAGCCACTCGAAAGACTTATGTATACGATTATCATTTTTGGTCTCACTCTCTGGCTGATACCGAAAGAGTTTACTGTCGCATTCAATGCTTATACTGAAATACCTTGGCTCTTTCAGATTATCGTTTTTGCCTTTTCTTTCGTGGTCGCCATTTCCTTCTCAAGATTGCGAGCACATATTCAAAAGCATTATTCATTACTACCAGAGCAACGAGTATTGCTTCGTTTATCTGAGAAAGAAATCGCTGTATTTAAAGATTTCCTTAAAACAGGAAATCTTATTATCACTTCTCCTTGCCGTAACCCGGTTATGAAAAAATTAGAACGGAAGGGCATCATTCAACATCAGAGTGATAGCGCAAACTGTTCTTATTATCTCGTCACCGAAAAATACTCCCATTTTATGAAGTTATTCTGGAACAGCAGGAGTAGACGTTTTAATCGTTAGCTTACTGTGTGCTTCTCCAACCATCGGCGCGCACCAGTTTCGGTTTTAAATGTTTTGCTTTTGGTATACGTCATGGCAGTGAACGTTCCATCCTGGTTGGGGAACACGCCGCACACCAGGGATTCGTTGTTGCCGAGGTCGATTTTTTGCATTTTGCGAATCTCACATCTTGTTGCTACGTATAGCGACTTCTGCCTGCCAGAGATCCCAGTCGTTGCTGCGTAAAGCCTGCACAGCCTGGTTGTAAGTGATACCGCAACAATCCATCAAATACTGAACTACTTCGTAATGCACCATCTTATCTATCCCCTTAACGCCGGGTGGCGGAACTAACTGCTGCACTGCAAAATTTGAATCCCGCCGTCATGTTCATACGCCTCGGGCTGGCTACTTAACCCCTGACCACTGCCTGGTAACTCGAAGTATTGCCCGGCGTTCTGTGGGGCGGGGTGGGTTGGTAGGTATATAATGTACTTTGTGTTCATCATTGTAAAGTACTTTAAGTACATTTTATGTATAAAAAAATGAGACGGGATAAAGTGAAGCACAAACCCGGAGGGGGACGCTACCGGATTTATGCTGGTTTAAGAGGCTTTTTGTTTTTTCTTTCGTGCTAACTCTTCGTAAATTGCATTGTACTTCTGTTTTTTCTCCTCAAGAGTTTTTAAAAGTTCATCTGTCTCACTGTCAGGGAGCTCGTCCAGAAGGTCAATGATGATTTTTTGTCTTGGATTTAACTCCTGATAGAAACGTATCTGTCCACTTTCTTCTGTATCCTCTCCCAAAAGATAGGTTGGTGTTGTTCCAATGAGTGTTGCTAATTCCCTTAATTTCTCTCGGCGAGGAATTGTTTCACCATTAAACCATTTGCTAACCGCTTTTGGTGTTAATTTCATTCGACGGGCAATTTCTGCCTGCCTTCCATGTTGTTCATAACCAGCGTTTTCACAGGCTAGCGCAAGCCTACTGGCGAACTCTTTACGCGCTTTATCTTCATGAACCATAAGTTCAATGATATTCGCTCTTGAATGTACTGTCAGTTCTGTTATAGCATGTACTCAAAGTTCACATTGTGAGGGTGATATGAACCAGAAAACACTTGAAGATGTAATCAAAACTGTTCGCGTTTCTGTTGTGGCCGACGTTTGTGGTGTCAGCCAAAGAGCAATCTACAAATGGATGGATAACGGTAAATTGCCTCGCACAGAATATACCGGCGAAACAAATTACGCTGAAAAAATCGCTCATGCATCAAACGGATTATTTTCTGCCGATGCAATTTTAACTATTGGCAGAAATAAAACTACTACGAAAAAGCTGATGGGAGTTGATTCATGAAAATCAAGCATGAGCACATCGAATCAGTGTTGTTAGCCCTGGCAGCCGAAAAAGGGCAGGCGTGGGTCGCTAACGCAATTACTGAAGAATATCTGCGCCAGGGGGGCGGCGAATTGCCCCTGGTACCAGGCAAGGACTGGAACAATCAGCAGAATATCTATCATCGTTGGTTGAAAGGTGAAACGAATGCGCAAAGGGAAAAAATTCAGAAACTGATCCCTGCGGTTCTGGCAATTCTTCCTCGCGAGCTGCGTCACCGACTCTGCATCTTCGATACCCTGGAACGCCGTGCATTACTGGCGGCACAGGATGCACTGAGTACGGCAATTGATGCGCATGATGATGCAGTCCAGGCCGTTTACCGTAAAGCACATTTCAGCGGCGGCGGTTCTCCTAGCGATTCTGTCGTAGTGCATTGATTGAAATTAATCGTACCGAACTGTTTTGTTCGGTATCAGTTAAATGTAACGCTGCGAGCGTTACAAGGTGAAAACAAATGGCTTCAAACTGGATAAAGCTCGAAGTTATTACGCCGGATAAGCCGGAAATATTCAGGCTTGCTGAGATTCTGAATATTGATCCAGATGCCGCATTAGGGAAAGTCATTCGCTTCTGGGCATGGGCGGATCAACAAATGATAGACGGTAACGCAGAGTGTAACGCTCGCGGCGTTACAAAAAGTGCAATAGATCGCATCACTTTTATGGCTGGTTTTGCTGATGCGTTAATTCAGGTTGGATGGCTGGTCGAAACTAATGGTGTGTTGTCGCTTCCTAACTTTGAGCGCCATAACGGGAAAAGCTCTAAAAAACGGGCGGTTACAAACGAGAGAGTAACAAAAATACGAGAACTGAAACGAAAAGGTAACGCTGCCAGCGTTACAAAAACGGATCAAAAAGCGTTACCAGAGGAAGAGAAAGAGGAAGATATAAATACTTATCTCCCCCTAAATCCCCCTCGCCAAAAACGAGCGTCTAAAAAATTCGAACCGGAGGCTATCGAGCTGCCTGACTGGTTGCCGGAAACACTCTGGCATGAGTGGGTTCAGTTCAGGCAGGCATTGCGAAAACCGATTCGAACGGAGCAGGGCGCTAACGGGGCGATACGGGAGCTGGAAAAATTCCGCCAGCAGGGTTTTTCACCTGAGCAGGTGATTCGACACAGCATCGCCAATGAATACCAGGGCTTGTTCGCGCCGAAAGGTGTTCGGCCAGAGACGTTGCTCCGACAGATTAACACCGTCTCGTTTCCGGACAGTGCGATCCCGCCAGGCTTCAGGGGGTAACAGACCATGAAAAATATTGCGACAGGCGGCGTTCTGGAACGTATCCGCAGACTGGCCCCGCCACATGTAACCGCGCCATTCAGGACGGTGGCGGAGTGGCGCGAGTGGCAACTTGCAGAAGGCCAGAAACGTTGTGAGGAGATCAACCGTCAGAATCGTCAGTTGCGGGTGGAAAAAATCCTGAATCGCTCCGGCATACAGCCGTTGCACCGCAAATGCTCGTTTGCGAATTACCAGGTGCAGAACGACGGCCAGCGATACGCGTTGAGTCAGGCGAAATCTATCGCTGACGAACTGGTTACCGGATGCACAAATTTCGCGTTCAGCGGAAAACCTGGTACCGGAAAAAACCATCTGGCGGCGGCTATCGGGAATCGCCTGCTGAAAGATGGCCAGACAGTGATTGTGGTTACCGTGGCTGATGTTATGAGCGCCCTGCACGCCAGCTATGACGACGGGCAGTCAGGCGAAAAATTTTTGCGGGAACTGTGCGAAGTTGATCTGCTGGTTCTTGATGAAATTGGTATTCAGCGCGAGACGAAAAACGAGCAGGTGGTACTGCACCAGATTGTTGATCGCCGGACAGCGTCAATGCGCAGCGTGGGGATGCTGACAAACCTGAACTATGAGGCCATGAAAACATTGCTCGGCGAGCGGATTATGGATCGCATGACCATGAACGGCGGGCGCTGGGTGAATTTTAACTGGGAGAGCTGGCGCCCGAATGTTGGTCAGCCAGGTATTGAGAAGTAATTTTTACCGGGAGGAAATTTTAATGGAGACCGTTTTTGACGCACTGAAAGCGATGGGAAAAGCCACGTCGGTAGAACTGGCTACGCGACTTGATATCAGTCGAGAAGAAGTGCTGAACGAGCTGTGGGAACTGAAAAAGGCTGGCTTCGTTGATAAAAGCGTATACACCTGGCGCGTGGCTGATAACAACGTTCAGCAGGAACAGCCAGCGCCGGCAGAGCTGCCGGAAGAAACCACCATGGCAACAGTAGCGAAAATCTCAGAGTGCGATTTAACCGCGACGATTGAACAACGTGGCCCACAAACGGCGGATGAGTTGGCTACATTGTTCGGTACCACATCACGCAAAGTAGCTTCAACGCTGGCAATGGCTATCAGCAAAGGACGCCTGATTCGCGTAAACCAGAACGGTAAATTTCGTTACTGCATACCGGGCGATAATTTACCAGCAGAGCCGAAAGCAGCATCGGTAGCGGAAACTGATGGTAAGGCCTTTCCTCAGCCCACAGGTGTTGCGTTACCAGTACAGGAGGCTGCAACACAGGAAGATATTAAAACAGAAACGGTGGCGGACATTGTGCAGTCGCTGCCATCGTTTACTGAAACGCGAGCGGATGACCTGGTTTTACCATCGCTGCATATGGCAAACCGCGAACTGCGTCGGGCGAAAAATCATGTCCAGAAGTGGGAGCGAGTCTGCGCCGCGCTGCGGGAGCTGAACAAGCACCGGGATATTGTTCGACAGATTTTCGATTCCTCCAGTCGTATTGTGTCGGAAAAGTGATTGCCGGAGGCACCTATGGCAAAAGTATTTACACCAGAAGAGCGGGAAAAAATTAAAGGGCAGGTTGTTGAACTTGTACGTCTGAGCGGTCGCGAGACGTTACGGGCTCTGGAGGCTAAAACCGGTGCATCAAGGTATTACATAAGCACTCTCGCCAGAGAACTGGTCGCCAGTGGTGATGTTTACAATTCAGGCTACGGATTATTCCCGTCTGAGCAGGCGCGTAAAGACTGGCAAAACGCCCGCAAAAAACTATCAAGGGCAAAGGTGAAGAAACCGGTTGTGGTTGATCCGGATCTTATCTGGTCATTACCAGACGGAGAAATACGCCGCTACGACAGGCGTCTGAACATAATCTGTAGCGAGTGCCGGAAGAGCGAAGCTATGCAGCGTGTACTGGCTTTCTATCAGGGTAATTTTCAGAAGGTGCTGTTGTGAGCCAAATTAACAATCGGAACTTCGTGAAGAGAAAGCATAATCCAAATCTGAATAATTAAGTTCAGCACTGTAAATAAAATTTAATCCTTAACTGGAGGTATATTTATGTTAAATACACAGAAAGCCATTAATGCGGAAAAATATAACGAGTGGGCAAGAAAATTCTCTGAGCAGATTTTTAAAATTACTGGCGATGAGAATGCGGCAAAAAATGAATTAGAACCGTGGACGCCTGAAGGAGCCGACCCAAATTATTGCTGGAGGGAGGTTGATCCAGTTGATGCTGCAAATGAAGCTATGAGTTATCACAACGATTAATGTCAGGAGGCCGCCCGAAAGGGCGGTAATGAATGGTCACATTATTTAGAAAAAATATCCGCGAAAGAGTAGAACAACAGAATTTCTGTTTCTCATTCTGTTTATCGTGTTGATGATACCGATATCCCCGTTAATCCTAGTCTGGATAATCGGAAAAATAATTGAGCCAGTTATTGAATTGTATAACGACGTGGTATGGGCGTCATTCAACACACTGCACAATAAAATTAATCCGTATAAGGAAAACTGATATGGCAACTTTGACAAAAAAAGAACGGGCATGGTTGAACGAATTACAGGAAGTTCTTGATCGCTGTCCATCACCGAAAAAAATTGGCTTTTACACCATTGGCGATAAAAGCATTTACCTGTATGACCTACGCCGCATGGATGAAATCATGGAGGCTCTTGATAATCGTTCGTCGATGGATTGGTGTGTTGCTGTTCATGATATGAATGCAGGGTTTGATGAAAAGATTTTGTTCCCCTCATCAGTTGAAAGCACTGCGGGTTAAGGAGTAACACATGACCACTATTACCAAAGAACGTATTGAATTGTTCATTAAAAATCCGGTTGAAAACGGGCTTACCCGTGGTGAACAAATGGAACTGGCACGGATTGCGCTGGCATCGCTGGAAGCAGAGCCAGTTGGTGATTTTTATGAATACAAACCGGATGACTGGTAGCAGCGTTCGGCTGGAGATAAAGCGCCAAAATGGACGCCACCCTATGCCGTTTTTCCAGCGCCCGTAGTGCCGGAAGAAATGGATTTGCTTACATGCCATCTCGATGGTGTAACTGAAACATATGCTGAGGGATGGAACGCTTGCCGCGCTGCCCTGCTTCAGGGCAAAGGGGAGCCCGGGAAACAAGTTCGCGAATTGACAATGCTGGTTAAACAATTGGTTAGTCAACTGAAGAAAGCGAAACCGGGCTGCAAATTGCCGGATAAAGTGATGGACTACCTGGAGCGAAGCGGACTTATAAGCGTGGAGGATGTTTCACGATGACCTGGCCTGAAGCATTCACAACGGTAGGAATTGCGATGGCGGTGGCGCTGGTTGTGTATTCGATTTGCCGCTGGGGATAAAAACGATTTGCGGGAAAAGGATAGTTAAGTAGAATTGCTGCGGGTGCTTGAGGCTATCTGCCTTGGGCATGAACACCAAAGGCAGATAGAGAAAAACCCACCCGACTATAAATCAAAGTGTATTACCCCCATTTGTTGGACGATGAAATGGGTTTAGTTAACTATGTCGGTATCGACATGACTAAAACAACCTTAAATTGCTCGATTAATAGACAAGTAGTTTTGAAAGATTAAATTTATGCGATCCGGTATTTTCAAGGGATAGCCTTTATGAGGTTATCTTATGGGGTTAAAACATCAAGAACAGTTGTGTTATAATACATAGAAACTAATAAGAGACGTTGCAACTATATGAATGTAATAGATTTGTTTTCTGGCGTTGGAGGTCTAAGTCTTGGTGCTGCACGTGCTGGATTTGATGTTAAAATGGCAGTTGAAATTGATCAACATGCTATTAATACTCACGCAATTAATTTTCCAAGAAGTTTGCACGTCCAAGAAGATGTTTCTTTACTAAATGCAGAAATAATTAAGGGTTTTTTTAAAAACGATATGCCCATAGATGGTATTATTGGCGGTCCTCCGTGCCAAGGATTTAGTTCAATAGGCAAGGGGAATCCTGATGATAGCAGGAATCAGCTTTACATGCATTTCTACCGTTTAGTATCAGAATTACAGCCATTATTCTTTTTGGCAGAAAATGTTCCAGGTATTATGCAAGAGAAATATTCTGGCATTAGAAATAAAGCATTTAATTTGGTTAGCGGTGATTATGATATTCTTGATCCCATCAAGGTAAAAGCATCTGATTATGGTGCTCCAACTATTCGAACTAGATATTTTTTTATCGGTGTAAAAAAATCATTGAAGCTTGATATTTCAGATGAAGTATTTATGCCTAAAATGATTGATCCGGTTACTGTAAAAGATGCTTTGTATGGATTACCAGATATTATCGATGCCAATTGGCAATCAGACTCTGAGAGTTGGCGAACAATTAAAAAAGATCGAAAAGGGGGATTTTATGAAAAATTATGGGGGCAGATCCCTCGGAATGTTGGTGATACAGAATCGATCGCTAAGTTAAAAAATAATATCATATCTGGATGTACCGGAACATTACATAGCAAAATCGTCCAAGAGCGTTATGCTTCCTTATCTTTTGGGGAAACTGATAAAATTTCAAGATCTACAAGATTAGATCCAAATGGTTTTTGCCCGACTTTAAGGGCGGGAACCGCTAGAGATAAAGGAAGCTTTCAAGCCGTCAGGCCGATCCACCCTTATCATCCAAGAGTGATTACACCAAGAGAAGCTGCTAGATTACAAGGCTTCCCTGATTGGTTTCGCTTTCATGTAACTAAATGGCATAGTTTCAGACAAATAGGAAATAGCGTGTCACCAATAGTTGCTGAATATATATTAAAGGGGCTGTACAATTTATTAAATAAAAGAGTACAGCCCGAATATTTAAACCATAATTCTTTGGAAGTTAGGGTATAACCTATAGTATTTATAATAGTTATCCCGTTCATTTTCGTTTAAAGAGAACTCTTCAGCGGCTGCCTGATATGCTTCTTTATCAGGCAGTTTACTATCTAAATTTATCTTTTCTTTAATTGTTAGTGTTGGTATTGCTATTTCTTGCACGTCTTCCCAATTTGTTGAATAAAATTGCCAGTTAGAAAGGTCGCATGCCTTAGATAACTCTATATATTCTTGTTCTGAGGAGAAAAAACCTGATATTGTCAACATGGTATGACTGCCATCATTATATTGATTTAAGGATAATGGGTAATACTGAATCTTATCCTTACGTCCTGAAAGACCACGTTCTATTGCTGATCTAAAAGCGTTTGTAATAATTCGTATTAAAAGAGCTTTAATCTTACGATCTGAAAGATCTGCATTTGATATCTGAAGATTAAAATCAAGATACTTTTTCCCAAGCAATGATTTTAATGAATTAATAAAAGCTTCTTTAAAAATATCTAAACTTTCTCCAACTCTACGTTGGTAATAAGAACTAGGATTTATGGGGAAGGTGACCTTCAAAATATCAAAAGAGCTTACTTTAGTACTTAGTAAGTGTATATCATCTAGATCCGTTTGTATTTTTTTCGGGGAGGCATAGTCTAACCATGTTATTGATGGTTTAGAAAAACTATAATCAAGAATAAAGTCATGAGCTGATATTAGCTTACAATCAATACAATTATAAGGCAAATTATATTTTTGTCTGATGTGAGTAGACTCTTGTTCTTCGAGAGAAATCATATCAGAAAGAGCGATACGATTATGCATGATTCTAAAATCTTCAAGCATCGGACCACCAAAACCTATATATGTATATTCTTGAATATTTAGTCTTTTGCTTAAGAGGTTTAGGCTTTCGAGAAAAATCTCTCTATCAATAGACTTATTATGCCTTAAGTGATAGGGAATGTATTGTCCAGACATCACTTCACCTCTTCAATCACCGTATCAAAGCATTGCATCCCCACATCAGAAGCGCTAGCATCTTCATGTCCAAAGAAATATTTAGATAAAATTTTAACATCTTCTTTCTCTCTGGTGAAGATTATTCGTACAGTAGAGCTTTTTTTTACTGGGGTAGGCAGCTTAGGTGTATATCGCCACTCATTTTTGTTTCTATTAGGGTTGGACCAGTTATTTTTTTTATCTTCTGGAGTTGATTGTGGGGTAATTTCAAATAAAGATTGAGCTTCATGTGACTGAGCTGACTTAAGTAATTTTTTCCCTTCTTCAAGATGCTCACCTTTCCACTGATTGGTGAATCGAATAAAATGCATCATCCCTTCAATCATTTTATTTCGTACATCATTGTACAATGTAGAACTAAGATCGACACCTCGTTTCGTTGTTGTTATTGGTAATTTTTCTGGGTTTTTACTGGTAAAGCGAACAACCCCAGAAATTGCTATAAATTGGGTATGAAACCTTGGTACATTAGCAAAGCCCCAACCTGTGAGATGTGTCTTATCACAATATAGAACAACGCGGTCATTGCAAATGACAGTCCATCCAGCATCATCAGAACTCCTTTTTTCTAAAACATCATCATTGTCATCTTCTAAATTTTTATAGAAGCCAACAACTAAATCGATATCAACATCGTCTATTTTAGCTTTATATATGTATGGTTCTATTTTAGAATGATCAGTTATGATGTTAATCGGATTATGTTCAACAACAACTCCATTTAATTCTATTTTAAATCCTTTTTGAATAATAAATGACAATGAGTGTTTTATCTGTAAAAAGAGATCAGTAAGATATGTGCTCTCATTAAATTTTTGTGCCACATTAGAATGGAGTTTTTTTATCTCTATAGTTGTGCCTGTTGGATTTTTGTTATCATAGTCACTCTCGTGCATCGGTATTTTCCAACCATCACCATCGATCCAATCAGGTGTTATATCTACAGTGAATGCGCCATCGGGATTATTCGATTGTATTGAGCAATCTCTACCCATTTTAAAAATGGCTCTTTTCATACCAATACCATAGACGCCAACGGTGCCTTCATTTTCTTCTTCTTTTTGATGGGGTCGTCCCATTTTAAAAGCATATTCTCGGAAGCTTTTAGGGATACCTCCGCAATTGTCTTCTATAATAAAGACATCTTTATTAATCGTAAGTTTCGCATAAAATCCTTCATATGGTTTTGAAGTTTTTTTTGTGTCTTTTATTGTACGTAAAGCCCCATCGACGCAGTTATCAAGCAGATCAAGTATGGCATCGTTTAAGTCGATATCTCGAGTTAGCATACTTACAAAAAATCTTTTACTAGGACTAAAGTCTGCTGTTGGAGTCGTGTTCTCAGTCATAATTTACTCTCTATGTGTTTGGGAAAATAAATACCTTAAGTGCAAATTGTTGATTTTAAACGCTTCGCATGCGAAGTCAACGATGTTAAGAAAGAAAGTGCATGTGATCTAACAGTATGTTTTTAAAAAAAGATTAGCTTTATGAGAATTCAGGACTGAATCCCGTGAGAGGAAAATAACATATGTTATTGTTGCATTGCTGTGTTGTTTGGGATTTGTTGCACCATTCTGGCGTTGGTATATCTAGTTCGTTGTTCATTTTGTTAATTGTACAACAGGCAGACAACAGAGAGCTTTTAGCCTAGTTAGCTTACGAAATTAAACAACTAAGATTATCGGCGGGGAGTGGTCACCGCTACTCTTTGGCTAGGAGACTTCAACGCAACCGCACACAACCAGCTTCGGCGGGTTTTGTTTTTTCCTGGCATTCTGGTTTACAATTTGCGTGCTAGCTTGAACAACTGGCATCTGCTGCACTGCGCCATCGAGAGATTGAGAAATGGCGCATATACAACTGGTCAAACAAACTTCTTCTGGTTTACTTCTCCCGGCGACGCCGGAGAGTTGCGATTTTCTGCATCAAATCAAAATAGGTGAGTGGATACACGCAGATTTTAAGCGTGTGCGTAACTACGCATTCCACAAGCGTTTTTTCAAACTCCTGCAACTGGGATTCGATTACTGGACTCCGGTCGGTGGGGCGATCACGCCTCGCGAACGAGAACTGCTGTCTGGTTTCGTTGATTACCTGTGCGAATCAGTTGGTCGGGAACACACGCCAGCCCTGAGTGATGCCGCAGAGCAATACCTTAACACCGTTGCGACTCGTAGAACCCGGGATACGGCGTTGCTAAAGTCGTTTGAGGCTTTCCGCGAGTGGGTAACCATTCAGGCCGGATTTTACACCGAGCATATTTATCCGGACGGTAGCCGTGGGCGTCGGGCAAAATCCATCGCTTTTGCGAATATGGACGAAGTCGAGTTTCAGCAGGTTTATAAATCTGTACTGAATGTGCTGTGGAACTGGATTCTGTTCCGTAAATTCTCCTCTCAGGAGGAAGTTGAAAATGTGGCCGCACAACTACTGGAGTTTGCGTAATGGTGAATTTACGTAAAGCGGCTAAAGGCCAGATATGCCAGATCAGAATCCCTGGCTACTGCAATCACAATCCCGAAACCTCTGTGCTGGCGCATTACAGGCTGGCGGGAACGTGCGGAACAGCGATAAAGCCACACGATATGCAGGCAGCGATTGCCTGTAACTCATGCCACGATTTAATCGACGGGAGAGTAAAAACCAGCGATTACACCAAAGAAGAATTGCGCCTGATGCATGCAGAAGGTGTTTTTCGCACACAAGAGATCTGGAGAAAGGACGGTTATTTATGATTTACCCAACGAACACAGGAAAAAGCGGAGAGCACCTTCGTCTCACCACGCTGGAAAGTGTCTGGATTCAGGGGAAACTACGTATGTGGGGGCGCTGGTCGTATATTGGCGGCGGTAAGACGGGAAATATGTTCAACCAGTTGCTGACCTCTAAAAAGCTGACAAAAACGGCAATTAACGAGGCGCTCCGGAGGATGAAAAAAGCAGGTCTGGACAAACCTAAACTTGAGGCTTTTTTGCGGGATATGATCAACGGCAAGCAAAAAAGCTGGCTGGTGCATTGTACCGATTCAGAGGCGTTAATAATCGACAGGGTTATTGGTGAAGTACTGGCAGGTTATCCCGGGCTGCTCAATGTTCTGAGTCAGCGTTATGTGGGGCGGGGGATGACTAAGCGCAA